AATACGGATTTCTTTATTCTTGGCTTCAACGAGGGTATTAGCTTCGCTAATTGCGTTAGTAGCTTCAGCAATTTTTTGTTTGTCGGCGTCAAGTCTAGCATGTAACTTAGCAATTTCTTTGTTCTCGTTTAAATGAGTAACAGCAAATTCACTTGCTACAGCTTCGAAAATCTTTCTTCCAAACATATTTTCTCTAGCGATTGTAATATCTTCTTTAAGTTGAGCCAACTCTGACTCTAGCTTCGAGGAAACTGCTTCTTTAACGAGAGCGGCTGACTTATTAATAAAGTTCTCTTTTAGCTCTGCCATTTTTGATTTGGCTTCGGCTACTAGTCTAACTTTAGTTTCGACAACTGCTTTCTTGTCCTGTTCAAATTCCTGGATTTCTTCTGCAAGAGTACTAACAACAAACTTTTCAAGTTTAGCAATGCTATTCTCGTATGTTCTGCGGTCGTTACGTAGTTCTTTAACTTCTTCAGCTAATTGCTTAGCCATGAACTTATCAAACTTGTTAGCTGATTCAACCATGCGAGTACTAAACTTTGCACGATCAAGTTCTAACTGTTTCTTCTCTTCTTGAAATTCAGTAATTTCAGTAGTTAAATTTTCGGTTACCATCTTGTCTAGAGCTTCTACCATCACACTCTTATCGTGGTCGTACTTCTTCGAAAACTCATCACGCATTTCTGCACGGATCTCTCCGCGAGCTTCTGTTAACTTAGTTTCCCAAGCCTCAGAAATTGCTGAACGAGTTTCTTCGTTTACGATTCCACTATCTAATAATGGTTTTAAAGCATCAAACATAGATTTTTCTCCTATAATTTCAGTTCTTTGATAAGACGTGTTACCGTCTCTTTCAAGTATTTTTGTACTCTTTGATCAGTAGCGGCTTCACCTGCCACTTCTAGAGCTTTATGACCGCCATTCATATTAAGCAAACTTTCATAGATTGCTTTAGGATATGCATGCGGGGCACTAGGTTGTGCCACAATGTCAACAGTAATAATATCAAAATTGCTAACATGTCCCGACGCTTCATTAACGTCACCTGAACCACGCGAGCTAACACCTAGCTTAACGCCTGCTTCAGACATACTCTTAACCATCTCACCCATTGGTGTTGGCAAGACTTTTAACTTTCCATAACCACAAGGCCCGTCCATCCACATATCAGTAATCATGTGTGACACCCGGTCCAGGTTAATCTTTAAATCATCAGGGTGATCAACTTCCCCGAGGACACTGTATCCTTCTTTAATCTGTTCATTAATAGTTGAAACAGCTTTTTCAATTTCATGAATTGGATAAACACGTGAGTTGGCGTTTTTAACGCCTCCCTCAATGAAAATACCTTTCATGTAAAGACTCTTACGTCCAGATCCATCCTTATCATCGCTTGATTCAAGAACGATATTAGCACGGTCGAACGTAAGATTTTCTCTAAGATACAAAGTCATTAACGTATTTTCCTAATATTAAGAAGCTGTCTTTGGCTTAGGTGCCGAAGATAACTTGCTTGCTTTACCACCAGGAACGTTTACATTGCCATCTGAATCAACTTTTGGTGATGCAACTTTGCCGCCTGCTTCATCGCCACCTTTTGCGATATTAGCACTTGTGCCGCCCATGTCGTTCTTACCAGCTACAACTGAACTATTGTTGTCTGCGCCGCCTGTGTTTGGAACACCAGCAACTTTTTCAACATACTCACGTAACTTGTCAAGCTCGTCTTGGCCGTTGTCGTCATCTTCGTCAAGAGTTTCGTCTTCGTCTTCATCAGCATCAGCCATTTCTTCTGACTCATCTACTGCTTCAACGTCGGTCTCTTCAGCTTCAAATTGAATGCCTTCTTCTTCTACTTCAGGCTCAACTTCCATTTCCATGTCATCACCGTCAACGTCTGCGTCTGCATCACTATCTTCATGGTCGTCCATGTCGTGATCGCCGTCGCTGTCTGTATCTACAGTACTCATGATTTTATCAAATTCTGCTTTAAGTTCGTCAATAGCACTTTCAATATCCATGACGTCGCCTTTAGTAGCTGGTGCTTCGTCATCACCTGATACTTCGTCGTCTACATCAATATCGTCAACGCCCATGTCGTCGCCCATGTCGGCCATTTCTGGACCTTCTAAGTCGTCGGCACCTTCAGAATCTAATTCAGCATCTAGCTCATCATCTTCTTCGTTAACGCCTTCTTCGTCGGCTTCGATGTCGTTAGCTAAATCGCCAACTTCGTCGTCACTAATTTCTTCTGCAATTTCATCATCCATTAAAGACTCATAAATTGTCTTGCTTTTTTCAACAACAATCTCATGGAAAAGACCTTTAGCCTTTTCTTCGTCTTCGTTAATGATCAAATCAATTAACTTTTCATACTTGTTCATATAGGAACTCCTTCGTGATAATTAAGGCTTTGCATAGTAGTATACCTTTGTAATGTATTTACATATATACCTAGTTTATACAGTTATATAGGTATATTTGCGGCGAAAACAACTCACTTAACGAAAAATCACAGAAAATCCCTTATTAAGCACATCTTAATAAGAAATATAATTAAAATATATAAGAATAAATGTTACTCTAAGCCAGTGGCTTCGGCATCGTCTGCGCCAGCATATTGGTCTTTAAGTTCTGAGCTTTTTTGTTCGTTTTCAAACTTACGTACATCATTAGAAATACGTAGCCTATTTAAATGTAGTAGAGTTAACCGAACTTTACGAACGTCATTGGTTTTAATAACGCTTTCATCGTCTTTTTCGATATACTGCGGTGTATCCGCTGATTTAAAGAACTCATATAATAACATGTTAGTATTTACCTTAGAGAGGATTTCCAGCGGCATCTACAGTAGGTGCATCTGGTACTGGGGTATCTGTTGCGGCCGCATCGTCTACCGCCATGTCATCGCCTTCGTCTGGGATTTCTGTATCTTCTAAATCACCTTCAATACCACCAGGAGTAATACCTACGTTACGCAAACTTGGGTCGTCAGTGATTGTAGTGTCTGCTTTTCCTTGCTCTTCATTCCACATAATTTCATTTTCAGCAAGTTCAGCTTCACTCATGCCTAAGTAGCGTTGCATTAAGAAACGCTTACTTAAATATGGAAATGCTTCTAATTGGGTAAATGTTGCAATACGAGCACTATCAACATCGGCTTGTCTGTACTGTGCAAAATTCTGTGGCTCTTCAAATATTAAATCAAATACTTGGTTATCAATATTAAATCCTCTCCAACGTAAGAACATTTTAAACTCAGTACTAAGTTTATCAACGATCATTTGTTGAAGTCGTTTACAATATTGATTAAATCTCCACTCTTGAATTAATGCTGTGCCAACACGACCATCAGTATAACTTGCTGTGCCGTCATCCATGCCAGTTGGCAAGTAACTACTAGGAATACGTAATCCACGGAATAGCTTATTTGAAAAGAATCTCAAATCTGTTATTTCGCCTAAGTTACTTCCGCCAGGTAATGTTTCAACTGATGATCCACGTCCGTCTGCTGTAGTTGGAAAGAAGAAATCTTCGTTTGTACTTAATGGATTATACGTAGCATCCATCATATTAACGCCGCCACCACTTTGTGTTGGAATTCTACGCTGATGAATTTCGTTTTTAACCCGCTCAACAAAGCTCATTGCCATATGACTAGGCATGTTACCTACGTCAATTTTAAAGATTCTACGCTCTGGAGCACGTTGTACACGATAGATAATAATAGCATCTTCAAGTAATTCTTTTTGCTTAAACACCTTAAACACTGTTTCTAGTACACTATTGCCAAACGGCCAAAACATGTCTAAGCCTTCAGTTAAACTTAAATGTACAACATGTTCAGCATCAATTACGCTTTCGCTCTGGCTTGCACTAAAACGTCCGCCAGACGCACCAGAATTAGTATTCTGCATGTATGCGTTGCTACTGCCTTGGCTTCCGCTTCCTACATTAGGAGTGTTAACATATGCATCACTTGATGCAACTGCGGTTGCAGTTAAGTTTTCAAAATTGGGATTTAAATCTTTAAGTAGATATTGCTCTGGTTCTTTACCTTCAGCTTCGTTAACAATAATCTTTGTAACGTTAGCCATTTCTGTCCAGTACAACTTAAACGTTTCCGGATCACGTAAAAAAACCTGGTCTCCGTACTTAATAGTATTACGAATAATTTTAAACATTCTTTTATTAAGATCGTTTAAGTTAACCCATTGTAACAACTGCTCGTTAATAATAGTAATTTCGTTGTCTGTAGGTTTTTCGTTAAAGTGTAAATCAAATGGTGTTTGGTTTGATTCGTTTTTCTGTGTGCAGAATTCTGAAATAATATCTAAAGCGGCATTAACTTCGCTGTCAAGATCCATTTGTTCATATTGATTATAACGCTCAACACGATTAGGGTGTCCAACATATACTTCAGGAAGTCTACTTTGGTAATTTGCATACCC